TTGCTTGAGGTGGTGCTATCGTGGTAGGTGTAGTAAACACTTGATTGTTCCAAGAAATAGCATCAGGAACACTAGCAATAGCATCTCCTAATGTAATGTTATCTGTACCAATTGATATGTTACCATCTGGATCATAGGAACCATCAGGTAATGTAACAAATCCATCCGAACCATCTATGGTAAAGGTAGGTTCAGGTGATTTAAGTTCTGGTGCTTCATTACCATCTTTATCTTTCCACTGTTCCTTCCTAGAATCATTAATCCTTTTAACATTCTGATACATGTGCCAGATGTCAGTGATATGATCTCTAAAATCTATCTTATAACCTTCAGGGATCTCACCTTCATGATGAAATCCAGCTTCAAACATGGCTTTCATTGCTTTTTCAGCATCGTTCCATGCTTTATCTAAATTGCATGTCATACTTTAAACTATAGTTATGATTATTATATAGGAGAAATTCAACTACGTCAAGCGAGTGGTGTTATCAAGACCACCAAACGGTATCTTAGGGAATGTATTAAAGGAAATACTCACCCTATTCTCATCAGTTGTATTAACTGGAACCCAATGAGGTATACTACTAGGGAATATTACTAAGTCACCTGCACTAGCCATGTAACTGTAACTATCATTAGTAAACTCATTACCACCAACTGTTAGATACTCTTTTGGTTCAGGTCTGATTGGCCAGTTGTGTGTATGTGGTGAGTCAAATACTATAGGAGTATCCTTTACTGTATTAAGATAAAAGACACCACTCAAATAACTATTTGAATGATAATGTTTTGGATGGTTTTGTTTTCCTTGAGTTATATTAACCCATGACTGCTGAATACCTATCTCCTCTTCACTACCCAACACCTGACGAGTGTAACTATTAATATGTTCAAGGAAAAACTTCTCTAACTTATTAAATCCTGGGCGTTTTAAAATATATGTGTCAGTAGATACCTTATTACCAAAGGAATCTCTATAAGGTATACTATATGCTTCGCTTAAAAAAGAATCTACCGTACCCTCATATTGTGTAACAAATAAAGGTGGTGTTGCGAACATTAAATAAAATTTACTTTCCATAGTTTAAATTACCGTCAATGTTAAATGATACTACAGTCCTTCTTACATCACTTTGATTTGGTTTCTGTTCGTGTAGTAAGTAGGATGGGAAGACAACTAGGTCTCCTTCTTTTACTTCAGGTGTCTCTTGTAATAGATCTCCTGTAATAGGATCAGCAAAGGGACAATAGAAAGTAGTTCCTTGATGTACTAAAGGATCATACTCTAGATACCAAACACATGAGAGACCAATAGCACCATGATTATGTAACTCATGGTACTGTCCTTTAACAGTTTGTTGATACCACATAGAATTGATCTTCACTTCAAACCCCATCTGATTCTGTAGGTCTTGAAGATAATCTTTTAAGTAATTCCTTAGTGTAACATGATAAGCAGGAAGAGATTGCCTCTCATCATTAATAAAAAAGTCACCTCTAACACCATTCTTATCCTCACCACATAAACTAAACAACTCTAAGAGATGTTCCTTAGCTAGATGGTGATTAGGTATGGGGTCATAATGCTCAAATGGTATGCAAAACATAATCAATCACATGTAAAATAATCTTTACGCATATACCTACCTAGTATATTACTGTTGTAATAAGCAGGTGTTCCATCTTCTCTAGATTCAGTCAGTACGTTGTTTATAAAGAGTTGTCTTGTCTCTTCATAGTTAACTTTACCTAGTGTCTTATGGAGACTTATTATTTCTCTTTTGAAACAGTTGTTCCCCAGAAGTTTCCTGTCTTCTGTAAGTTCCTTAGAACTTCCGTAGTATGCTTTCCAGTTACTTTCACTCTTCCGTTTGCGTCTGCTACCTCTAGGCTTTCTATTTTGTACGAAGTACTTCCTTCCGATGTATTGCTTCCCAGTCTGAAGATTTGTAATCCTGTAGACAAAACCGAAGAAGTCGCCAATATCATCAGAAGTGAAAGTTGTACCTTGATATAACCAGGGATTTTCGTATTCATTAGTCGCACTCTCCGTCTTCATCGTTAATTTGGGCGTAGGATTTTATTCCGTCGCCACTATCTATACGATAAGCAGAGGTGTCTGAATAAACTTCAGACTTTATCTCTGCTATTGCTCTTTCAAGATCGTTTATTAATGTTTTTAAATTTCTTTTTTCCATTACTCCCAGTACTCATCTAGATGTTCTAATACATTGAGCAGTATCCTCTGTGCTGCTCCTCGTTGTCTATCATCCCATTCAGGATACCACCCATTGTCTAGCCCAGTTTTCATCTTCATGATATGGGCTACCATTGTTACCTTGTTGACTCTACCGTTCACTTCAGTTTATCCTGGAGTTGGCTCCAGTCCGAATCGAACTTCGCCATACCCTGATCAGTTAAGATGTGGTCATACATTTTATTAAATATATCCCAAGGCAGAGTACAGATATCAGCCCCCACTCGAAAACAATGGGAGACTTGAATTGGTTCTCTAATTGAAGCAGCGAGTACTTGAGTTTTAGAACCGTGCGTTGCGTAGACATCTGCTATCTCCTTTACTAATGATATACCATCCCAATACTGATCATTCAAACGACCAACGAAGGGTGAAACGTATGTTGCACCTGCTTTAGAAGCAAGTATAGCTTGAGCAGCAGAGAAAATAAGTGTTACATTAACTGCTACCTCATCCTCAGATAGATCCTTACATGCCTTAAGACCTGTACGTGTGCAAGGTACTTTAATAGTAATGTTAGGTGCTATCTCAAGATAAGTATCAGCCATAGCTAACATATCTTCTACCGTTTCTCCTACTACCTCTGCTGATATTGATGCATCCCAAGGAAAGATAGAGGTTATCTCCTTAAGAACATCCAAAGGATTGTGACCATTCTTCAACATCAAACTGGGGTTAGTAGTAACTCCATCAATTAACCCAGTAGCATAAGACTGTTTTATTAGGTCAACATCAGAGCAGTCCAGAAAAATTTTCATGACTCTCGTTACAATTTCCAATATTTATTATCACATAAAAAAAGACACCTGTCAATCAGGTGTCTTTATATACAAATCGTGACGTATAAATTAACTTTGTGAAGCAAACTTACGTCCAACTTTGATACCACGATACATTAGATCGAAGTTCCTGTGCTGAGCTGCCTCAGCGAGTACCTTTTTGTTGTACTCATTGGAATCATACTTGACTCCACGGTAAGTGACTTGTGCCATTTGTTTTCTCCTGTAGGATTAGGTTGATTAGACCGTTCCTTCAGTCGGCTTTTGCGTCCCATGTACACTCTAGTCCTACTGCATCCGCAAGATGTATTTGATACATCTCCACTATCTCTTGTTTGACTTCGGAGTTAACAGTATTATTAACTCTGACCCGATCTATCATCTCTGATAAATCAGCACAAGTTAAAGCAGCAGCTATTAAAAATTCCATAGGATGAACGAGATCCGTTCCGAGTCGGCTTACTTGCGTCCCTTCTGGGATGAACGAAAAGGTATCTGTTGATACCTACTGACTATTTATGTCAGAGAACCATTACAAAGTGGTTCATATTGATACAATAGCATTAGAAAGATGATTCGTCAACCCCATCCTTCTGCTGTCTCTGTGACCACATGTGTCTTTCCATCTCCCACATTGCTTCTGCTGTTTGTGCTGGTAACTCATGCTGCCCTGCCTTATCTAATAGTTCATCATACATCTCAGCACTATCAATAATTGCTTTCTGTAAATCCTCTAAGTTCCACTCTGGATCAGAGGGAGAATCCTGCGAAGGTATCTTCTGTGACATCTTGTTTGATTCCTCCAACGACATAACTTTCAATCTCCGTTTCTTGTGGTGCATTTTGCTGACCCTTAGAGTTGAGCCAGTGCTCTGTCCAAGGTAATGGATTATTTCTAAGGGGTTGATCGTATATAGGCTTCAAACCTATTGCTTTCATTCTCCTGTTAGCAATCCACTCAACATAATTATGCAACAATCTTTCATTCAATCCAATCATAGATCCATTTCGGAATAAGTAATCTGCCCATGCCTTCTCTTCATCTACACATGTCCTAAACATATTTGTTACAGTTTCCTGTTCTTCTTCTGCAATTTCTTTCATCTCTGGATCATCTTTACCTTCATTCCAGTTCTTCAATATCTGTTGAGTAATTACAAGATGTTGTGACTCATCTCTAGCAATAAGAGATAGTATCTTTGCTGATCCTTCCATGAGTTTGTTCTCACCAAATGCAAAGGAGCAAGCAAAACTTACATAGAATCTAATACCTTCTAGTATATTAACATTAGCAACTGCTCTATAAAGTGATCTCTTTAAATCTTTTCTTGTCCATTCTGCATTGATATGATCCTTCCAATCAGGTTTCCAATTATTGCTTTGATCATATTCGTGTGCGTAATTAATAAAGTTATCGTAAGACTCTGTAACAGACTCTGCTCTTGAAAGTATATTATCATCCTCAAGTATAGTATCAAATACATCTGAAGGATCAGAGTATACATTCTTAATAATATATGTGTATGATCTGCTATGGATCATCTCCATAAACTGCCACGCTTGCATACATGCTTCTAACTCAGGTAGAGAACAATAAGGTATGAATGCCATACCAGGTGCTCTACCTTGAACAGAATCTAACATGATCTGATACTTCAGATTAGATGTAAAGATATGCTTTTGTGTTTCATTAAGTTGTGCATAGTCAGCACGATCTTTTTGGAGTGATACCTCTTCAGGTCTCCAGAAATATCCTAGTTGTTGCTGTGTCAGTCGATCAAATGTTGGAAATTTATACTGGTCATAACGTTGGACACTCAATGGTGCTCCAAAGAACATGAATTGTTTAGTAGTATCAACAGCATTCTTATTGAACACTGTCATACCTTGCACTTTCTTAGACTGCACAGCTGTCACAGACCTCCTCCTCAGTAGTTAGTATTTCATTGATAAGTTTATCGACATCAACTTCCTCTTCTCCATCCTTCTTAGCATCATATGTATTCTGATAGTAAGAAGTCTTCCAACCATACTTATAGGTTGTTAGTAAATCCTTTGCCATTACTGACACTGGTACTTCATTATCAGGGTAATGCTCTGGATTATATGACCAGTTACCACTGATAGCTTGATCAAAGAACTTCTGCATCACTGCTGTTACCTTGATGTATCCATCATTGTTTGGCATATCCCACAGTAAAGTATAGTTATTCTTTAGTGTAGTATATGATGGAACAACCTGCTTAAGAGGCCCTTTCTTTGATTTCTTAATGGACAAGTAGTCTCTAGGTGGCTCGATTCCATTGGTAGCGTTTGACACAACGGAACTGCTCTCCGAAGGCATCTGTGCGGACAGTGTGCTGTGCCGTAACCCATACTCGGATATGCGTTTCCTAAGAAAGTCCCAGTCACATGATAGATCATTCGGTACTATCTCATCTACTTCCTTCTTATATGTATCGATAGGAAGTATACCGTCAGCATACTTTGTCTTACCAAAGTAACCGCATGGTCCTTTCTCCATAGCAAGATGATTAGAAGCATTCAATAATGCATATTGAAATCTTTCTGTTAGATCATGAACTAATTTATGTGCTTCTGGATCATCATACCTAACATTATTCTTAGCAAGATAATGTGCTAAACCTATGTAACCTATACCAAGTGACCTACGATTCTTTGTAGATTGTTCTGCTGCCTTTACAGGATACTGTTGATAGTCTATCAATGCATCCAATCCTCTTACTGCTAACTCACACAACTCATCCAACTCATCCAACTTATTAATCTTACCAATATTAATAGCAGAGAGAATACACAAAGCAATCTCACCACTACCATCGATGTGTTGTATAGGTGTAGTAGGTAAAGTAATCTCCTGACAGAGGTTACTCATACTAACCTTATCCTTAAAGGATGAATGAGTATTACAGTGGTCAATATTCATGATGTAAATACGACCTGTCTCTGCTCTCTCCTTCAAGAGATCTAAGATAAGTTCTTGTGCTCCAATGGTTGTTCTAGGGACTGATTCGTCTGACTCGTATTGAGTATAGAGTTCGTCAAAGGTATCGCTACCAAAAGCGTCATACAACCCAGGGACATCATGAGGGCTGAATAAACTAATAGTACTGTTCTGGATAAATCGCTCATAAAATAGTTTACTTAGTTGGATACTGTAGTCGAGTTTTCTGACTCGGTTGTCTTCTGTTCCTTTGTTGTTTTTGAGAACAAGGATGTCTTGAATTTCTTGATGCCAGATCGGAAAGTGGACAGTAGCTGAACCGCCTCTGATCCCGTTTTGAGTGCAGCATCTGACAGTTGATTCAAGTTTTTTAAGGAAGGGGATGACACCTGTGTGTTGAACCTCTCCACCACGGATTTTAGAGTTGATCCCTCTGATTCTTCCTGCGTTAATACCGATACCAGCCCTCTGTGCGACGTACTTGCCAATAGCCATATCACCGCTAAAGATACTATCGAGGGTGTCATCAAGATCAACCAGAACACAAGATGCAAATTGACGAATGGGTGTTCTGACACCTGCCATGACTGGCGTTGGGATGTTGATTTTGTGCTTGCTGATTGCGTCATAATACTTTTTAATGTAATCTAATCTATAAAATTTATCGTCATCTTGAAAGAGAGTAGCAGCAATCATGATGTACATGAACTGTGGAGTCTCATAGATCTCTCCACTACTTCTATCTTGTACAAGATACTTGTCACATACCTGACGCATACCTGCATAGGTAAAGAGATAATCTCTATCGTGATCGATGAAACTATTTAACTTCTCCCACTCCTCGTCAGTAAATCTAGTAAGTATATCTCTATCATATACACCTTTCTCAATACATGATTTTACATGTTTCTTAAGAGGTATCTTAATATCATGATGATTATATAACTGCTTCCTTAAACTAAACAGTAATAGTCTTGCAGCAACAAACTGATAATTGGGATTCTCAAGAGTGATCAAATCGTTAGCAGAACGAATTAGTATCTCTTGTATATCCTTCGTCCGAATACCATCAAACAACTGTAGGTTGGCATTCATTTCTACTGCTGACTCAGAGACACC